TTTATTACTGAATATGGTGCGACAAAAATAGAAAATAATCCATTACTTAAAATTTTTAAGATAATAATGAAAAAATATAACTATGAGACTTATACATTTTTAGATTTAGCTAAAAATAAAGGAATTGATCTAAATATAAAAGCAATTCATTATGATACTATGAAGCTCTTTACATTTAATGTAGATAATTCCCCAAATGTATTATTAATAGATGCAGCATGTGCTTCATGTTGTTTACCATTTGCATGTAAACCATATAAAATCGGTAATGAATTCTATATTGATGGAGGACTCTCTGATAATATACCAGTAAACATTGATAGTCAAATAAATAAAGATAATATAATCATCTTGACGTCAACATCAATTAATGAATCAACAATAAAAGTAGTTGAAAATAATAATATAATTAATTACTTTATAAATTTACTGAGTGTCATTTCATCAAATATGAATACAAAAATAATATTAAAAAAAAATTATAAACATTTTATATCATTTCAAGAGATTCCTATTGAGTTTGCTCCGGTCATACTTAAAGAAACCGTTTTACATGCAAAAATTACATCACAAGATATAGAAAATCTAGTAATCACTGGATATGAACAAACATATAATCATTTCAAAAACTTCACCGCCCCAACTGCCTAACTTCTACCACCCCCGAACTACTTTTTAAAAAATATCTCATACAGGTTTGCCAGTTTTTATAAACTTTTCTGCACCAGCGTCTTTAAAGTTTTCCATACCACCTAATCTTAATTGGTCAACGTAGTTAAGCATAGACTTAGCATCGCGTTCACCTTCGTATTTCTTATCAACACTATTGATAGTTACAATGAATGTTGGAAATCCATTAATTCCTTTTTGTTTATCTGCTGGAGTCATTTGATCAGCGCTTATTTCATTTGTTTTAATATTTTTGGAAGGTGCCATTTCTTTGCATTTTTCCCATTCTGGTTTAGCCTTCTTGCACCATCCGCACCCTTCCATATAATAGAAGGTAATAGTTGCACCATCGTCAGTATTTGGGTTTCCAAAATATTCTTTTTTGAGTTTTAAAGCAACAACAACTATTATTAAAACAACTAGAATACCAAAAAGGACATAGACACCAGTGCGCATATTGTTAGTAAAGTCACCGCCATATAACAGACTTCCACCTCGACAACGACCCATCTTATACACTAAGAAAAGAATAAAAATAAAAAAGTTCAGATAATTTCATCTGATAGCTCCAATATATAGTTATTATAAGTAATCCAATTATAAATAAACTCTATGTTTTCATTTAATAATTCACCCAATACAATTAAATTTGCATTAAAAGACAAAATGTGCTTTATGTATACTTTATTTAAAACCCATTCTTCATAAGATATAAGAACGATTCTTTCTAATGACTTTAAAAAGAAATCATCAAAATCAAAATAGTAAACAAAGCTGAAAGAATTATTATTTAAATAATCTACAAAAATATCCTTTTCAGATTCATCACTATATATAAAAATACTCTTATAAATGTTATATTTTTCATATGCATTATTGAGCTTCTGAAAATCCAACATTATTAAACTATAAATATATATAGTCTTATATCTATACTTAGATCTTGATATGATATAAAGATATTAACCGAATTATTATTTAAGATGACTAGTATTTCATTGGATACTTTTTATTCTTGCCAAAGAAATATTAGTGATTCGGGGGTATTTAAAGAGAAAGCACTAAATCTGGTGAATGCTTATAAATGCTTTACAGATAATTCAAATAACTTTAAGGATAAACATAATGGAAGAGGAAGGAATTTTGTTCCTGTTTCCACGGAAAGACCTGATAAAATAAAAATAGGAACACGGGAGCTATCACGTGAATATTTAGCAAAAAAGGAATATATGTCATTAATGAATAAACTTTCAGAGCAAAATAAGAAACAAGTTTACAATATGTTCAAAGCTATTATTAGAGAAGACTGCTACAAATTATATATTGAGATGACCTGGGACATGATGCTTCGATTTCCAGAATTTCAAAATTTATACTTTGATCTAATTAAAATGCTATATGACTACTTTGAAAGTAAAACGCTTTTTATAAATACATGGTTAAATATTATATCAGACTATGAAGTTTCAAAGAAATGGTTACCAACTGAAGACATATTAGATGATAAAGATTATGATGAATTTTGCGATTTTCAAAAATGGAAAAAACGCGCAGTTGCATCATTAACTGCTATTAAGTTATTAATAGTCAAAGAATGGTTACCAAAAAATTTAATAATAAATATTGCAGATAATATAATTAATTCTTCAAAAGAATACTTAAAAAATAGCAACGGTGTTGGATGCAAAATCTTAGATTCGCTGTTAGATCAATTAATGATAGTTTATGATAATATAGAAGACAAAATAATTGTTGATTTTATAAATGAAGCTTTATTGGATACTAATATTAGATCGTCATCTAAATTCAAACTTTTGGATATTAAAGAAAAAGTTGAAATTAAATTAAGCACAACATATAAAGTGAAGCATAAGTAGAATGGCACAGGTTGATTACAAAAGCACTATTATAAATGATTTAAATGTTATTTTGGAGAAAGAAAAACAGAATAAGAATGTTTTTAAGATAAGAGCATATCAGAAGGTCATTCCGCAATTAGTTGCTCTTTCACAGATTAAAACACTAGAAGACATTAAAAATGTCGAAGGAGTTGGTAAAGGAATAAAAGATCGCATAAAAGAAATACTAGAGACTGGGGAGCTTCATTCTGCTGAAGAAATTAAGAAAGATCCCAAAACAGTTGTTATAAAACAATTTATGAATATATATGGTATTGGTCCAGTGAAAGCTAAAAACTTATATGAAACAAACAATATAACAAGTATCTCTGAGTTAAAAGAAAAGGCTGATAAATTATTAAATGATAAACAAAAGATAGGATTAAAATATTACGAAGATTTGCAAGAGAGAATACCGAGAAAAGAAATGCTTTACCATGAAAAAAAAATTATAAAAATTGTAGCTACAATTTCAGAAAATAAATTTGTAGCTACAATTGTTGGAAGTTTTAGACGCGAAAAACCCGACAGCGGCGATATAGATGTTCTTCTAAGTTACGAAGATCCAAATTTATCTATTAAAGAAGCAGAAGATATATTTCAAAAAATAATAAATCAACTATTAAAAGACAATTATATTACAGATATCCTTGCATTGGGTAGAAAGAAATGTATGGCAATTTGCCGTAAAGAAAACGAGAAGGCTCGCAGACTAGATTTATTACTAACACCACCAGAAGAATATCCATTTGCAATATTATATTTCACAGGCTCGGACAAATTTAATATACAGATGCGAAAAAATGCACTCAAAATGGGGTACTCGCTAAGTGAGCACGGAATAATTCCAGCAAAAGAGCACGGCCTAAAGCCCCTGCAACCAAGTGAGCACGGAATAATTCCAGATAATCTAAAAACCGAGAAAGACATATTTAAATTTCTGAATATGAAATACTTAGAACCCAAAGATAGATAAAATATTTTCCATATCTTCATATAGAAGATAATAATGGATATTTCATATATTCTTTCAGTTTTAATAAACTTTTTAGGCGCCTTTTTGTTAATTATAACTTATACTTACATTGATAAGTTAGAAAGAACTAAATGCCAGTGTTCCGAACATAAATATCGTAAATATATCAAGGGTTACGCAATTTTTGCCATATTCTTCATAATATTTACTATGTTTATGCCACCTCATATGGCTGCACGTAACTTCGGTCCATTATTCGGATTAATCTATTTATTACTAATTGTTGCATTCTGTATTGCAACTGTCATCTTCTTTGTATATACAATAATATACGTAAGATACTTAACAAAGAATAAATGCAAATGCTCCGAAGATGCTCGTCGTGAGATCATCTTCATATGGTCAATAATTGAAATAGCATGCTTATCTGCACTTGTTATATTACCTCTATTACTAGGCGTTATCGGAGGAACCTATTTCTTAACAGTTAGCGTTATGAAAGACGTTGATAGCAAAAATGATACATTAATGAGTGTTTTACTAAATCCAGTAAAAGCTACAATGGCTTTACCAAAAGCTATTAAAAACATACCTTCTTCTTCAAAGAAAGCATTCCGTAAATTCAGACGCTAGAGCACATTTAGCGTTTTCCCTTTGCGCCCACGACCAGGTTTCTTTTGACCACTATTTAACATGATACCATTCATGTCAGCAGTGTCTTCAATAATTGATGTTATTTCTTCATCTGAAATTGATAATATATCAGATTGTGCGCGGGATTGTACTTGATATGCCTGTTGTTGAGACATTGTTTGTCTTGATACAGGTTGAAATTGAACTTCTTTTTGAATGTCATCAATAATTGAATCTATTTCTGGACCACCTCCAAAATTTTGTTGTTGCGAAGGCGGCGCCCTAGAATTATTATTAAACATACTTCCAACCATACCGAACAATCCACTCATCTGATTTTGTGATTTTTGTTGAGGCGGTTGTCTACTATTTGAGGGCATTGGGGGTCCACCCATAGAAAATCCAGAATTTTGGGAAGCCATGTTATTTAAGGCAGCACTTTGAAATTGTCGCATTAGATCCGGGTTGGAACGAAGAACTTCTTCAACTCCTGGTAATTTAGATTGTTTAAACATAGAATTTGTAAGATGAAACATAAATGCACTTCCTGTAAGACTCATCAATAGTCTAAGTTCAGGTGCCATCTTTTTACCAGTAGATTTATACTTATCATGTAACTCTTCAAAGATATCATCATAATCGTTAATATTTTCATGAACTTGTTCAGACCATCCATCTAATTTAACATCAAAAGGATCAAAGCGGGTATTTAAAAATTCAACACCAGTAATGAAAGCCATAATCATTTTTCTTTGAAAACGGATACTTGCATCTATCTCTTTTTCTCGCATAATACGATGATATTCGGCTTTCATTTCTTCAACATCAGATTGCATTGAAAATTTACGAGGTAATTTATATCCTTTAGCCTCTAGACGATCCATTTGATATAATATTTCTTTCTTCTCATTCATTTCTTGTTCAATTCTTGATTTTTCGGCTTTAAAGCGCTGTGACATAGCATCAACTGGTCCATCATCTGATTCTTCAGATTCAGTTTCATCATCGCCACTTCCACTACTACCGCTTCCACCGCTTCCACTACTAGCTATCTTAACACGATCGTTGCCGCCTCCATAGCCGCCTCCGTAGCCGCCTCCGCCTCCGCCTCCGCCACCACGTCCTCGTTCATCAACGCTACCACTTTCATCAGTACCAGATTTAGAAGAAGCAAGAGACATTACATCTCCAGATACTTTACGTTTATTAATTAAAAGATCAGTTCCCATTCCACCATTTCCAAAAGTAGGAATTTGAAAATTAGAAGTTCTATTGATATTAATTATCTCATCGTCATCACCAATAGATATAGACGGCCCTTGCATATTTTGTATATATATAAATAAAACATGATCTTTTAAATGCTTTTCAAAAAAATGATTTACAATTTTATATTTTTGTCAAATACAAGATGTGTTACTTTCTGAAAGTAACTCTTCCTCTTCAGCCAGTTGTTGAACTACCAGCTTTCAACAATTTGAAAATTGGAGATCGGCATAAAGACTCAATCATCAATCGTATCTATCTATTAACTTCTTATCAAAACCCTAATCTTGCAATTATAAAAGTGATTGCAACAAAAGACAATGGTATCACATTCAATAAAGAATTCAAGTTTACTTTTAACAGATTTGATTCAGTAGATACAATTTGCCTTCAGAAAGTTAAAGAAGATCCACCACCTATGACATGGTACAAAGTCGACGCACATCTGGTGCAAAATGTAATGAGTAATAATCGCAGTTTTAACTCAAACTATAACCCAAACCAGAACCAGAACTCCTTATTTAGTTAATCAACAAGTCAGATAATCTCAGATAATCCCAGATAATCACAGATAATCTCAGATAATCTCAGATAATCCCAGATAATCCCAGATAATCAACAAGTAAGATAATCAATTGAATAATGATGTTTATTTAACCATGAAATGCATTGTAAACAAGAATCTCCCATATCATCGAGTTTTTTGTAACTGTTAAACATTTCTATTAATTTCGCATCATTTTCAATATATTTTTTAGTAATTTGAATAGATTTCCATTTTGTTATTTCATATGCTTTTTTATTTTTCATTGTTTCCATGAGTTCTGGTGCAATTTCATATTTATGATTCAGCAATTTTTGAGATGCAGAAACCATCTGCACATTTTTAACAATACCTTCCCAATGTCTTCTCATTTGATAATAACTATAAATCATCATTTGAATAGATTTCATAGTTCCATTTAAACGGGAAGGTTGGTTTTCTAGCAACACAGTATCTATTTCTCTTTCTTGACCAATATCATTAGTAATATTATCTAATTCTGTGAAGAGTCTTCCAGAAAGCTCATTTAAATTCGGGATTTTTTCTCCTTTTTCTGCGAGAGAAATAATTTTCCATACCAAAATTTTTGCGGTCTTCGATTCATTTGTAGCTACAAGAACACACACAGCTAAATTTTTAATTCCAATGTCAAAAGATATCAATACTTTATCTACCGAAGTCATCTTAATATCACTTAGGATAAGTTTCGTGAATAATTAAAGAAATACTGGCAAATGCTTTATATAAATTACTAATTGTAGCTTTATATATCTTTATTTGTGATTCATAAATATCAATACGTTGTTTAGAAACTTTATCAATATTATTCAAAATTGTAATTAACTCATTTTGACTAGCTAATGTATTTAATAAATGCTTTTTCTTATCATCTAATAATTTCTGAATCTCATCACTTTCTTTTTTCTTAATCATAATTTCTTTTTCAATTTTTACTAACTCTTTAGTTACACTTTCAGTATTACTTGTACTATTACTTCTACTTCTATTTTGTTTTGATGGCATACTATATATTATATATATTATTTATAATATGATATATTATATTTTATTATTATTAATAATATTTATAATTTGCTTGTGTTATTCAATATATAATTTTATAATTTGTAAAAAAGATATTGTAGAAAAATTTTATAATGAAAGAAATGATAATATAGAAACATTATTTGCATTATGTGCAAAAAAATATAATGATAATGAAATAAAAAAATTAAAATACGATCAATCTGATCGAGGAGAGGATTTTCCTGATAAAAGATTATATACAATGGCTTATAATAAAAATACACCTGAATTAAAGAAATATTGTGGTCCTGATTGGACATTTGTAAGTTGGCCATCAGCAAACATAAAATCTTTTGAAACTATGATTAAAGAAATATCAAAAAGTGGTGATAAAGAATCAACAGTAAATAAAGTAGGATGGTATGGAAGTACTACATCACCTCAATCACATGTAGTAGAATATAAAACACGACCATTATTGAAAAAAATAGGTGATGAAAATCCAGATGATTTTGACATAATAGATATACGACCTGTAAAATATCAAATTAATGAAAAAGTTATTAATAATTATATATCATTACCAGATTTGACAAAATATAAATACTTGCTTGATATTGGTGGAAATGGATATTCGGGAAGATTGAAATATTTATTGTATTCAAAAAGACCAATATTACTTATTGATCGTAATTATGTAGAATATTTCCATGATGACTTAAAACCATATGAACATTATATACCTGTAGAAATGGATTTGTCAGATTTATTAGATCAAGTAGAATGGATGAAACAAAATCCTGATAAATGCAAAGAAATAGCTCAAAATGCTTATAATTTTGCAATAGAAAACTTTACAAAAGAAAAATTAATAGATAGAATATATGAAGTATATAAAAATTTATCAGAAGATTAGTCTGAATCTCATCACTTTCTTTTTTCTTAATTATAATTTCTTTTTCAATTTTTGTTGTACTTTTACTTCTACTCAGCGTTTTTTCATATGCTTCCAAGTTGCATCTTGTAACTGTTTAATTATTGATGGACTAAACTGTTTAATATTATTTTCAATTATAAGTCTTTTAAGATATTTGAAAAAATCATCATTTTCAAAAGTAGTATTCATATCTGTTAATGATTTACATTTTGTAGCTAACCATGAATATTGACGTGTAAGTGAACGCATTCCATCATCTTTTTCATTTGGTAATGGACAAATAAATCCACCATTTACTAAACTAAATATAAGTTGTTGCATAGCTGCATGATTTCGCGATTCAATAGGAATTCCATGTAACAAATTTTCAAAAACAGTATAAGAATAATCAGGACATAATAATAATTTATCAGATCTATCAGTATAAACTGCATTATTATCAATCATAAGTAGTTGATTTTCTAGAATAATATTACGTTCTCTATTAGTTATATGATGATTTTTAGATAATACTTTAATTATTCTAGGATATATCTTCTGAAGTGATTTCCGGATATTACCATTGCTGTCAGTTATACAATCATCACGAGTAAATATTGGTCTTTGGAGTTTTATTCCATGAGTTTTTTCAATATAATTTACTTCTACATTTGCCCATGTTTTCTGACTAGCAGTATAAACAAAGAAATAAATAGCAATACCTTGTTTTATGAAATGTGCTTCGAGTTCTTTAATAAATTGTTTAAAATATGGACGAACGAGTTTGGATTGTGGGTGAAACGCTGGAGGTATATTATGTTGTTTATTAGTTTTAAATCCGTATTTTTTTAAAGTTAAATGTAAAGAAAATTGCTGACTTTGAAAATTTACATTTCCTACAACCGTACCATCCAAATCTAATATTACAACAAATGGCGGCGGATTCTTATCCATCCTTATTAAACATATATTACAAAATTTTTCTATTCTATCTATAATGATAACTCGTCGCAGTATTTTAAAAGAGTATCAAGATCTAAAGCAAGGATCCGAAGTTAAACTTATAGATGACTTATGTGGTAAAAAAGGATCAACTTTTGAACTTCAAATACAACAACAATTTTTTAAGCGTCTTATTAATGATCATCAAGAGTTGCGGGAAATGCTTTTATATCATCAAATAGGTAGCGGGAAAACACTAACTTCTATTGTTATTGCTGAAGAACATATGAAAATTAATCCAGATATGAAAGTATTAGTAATATTACCTGCTAGACTTAAAACAAATTTTTACAATGAATTAATGTATTTCTCAGCTTATGGTAAAATAGGTGATTATATTAATCTGGAAGATTATATTCTTTATTCATCTTTAAATACGACAACATCTATAAAAGATAAAATTTATAAAGAGTTTGTCAAAATGGTTGATAAAAAATATACTATAATCTCATTTGAAAGATTTAGAATTGATTGTGCGAATTCTGGTAGTCCAAGAGAGTATTTAATTAATTTATGCAACAATAAAGTTGTCATAATAGATGAAGTACATAATCTTATTAACTTCAAATATAAATTATCAGATCTGGCACTCATTGAAGATAATAAGTATCCACGTCCAAAAAGATATATACCATCATCAAGTACGCTTTTTTTAAAAACAATGGTTAAATATGCGAGACCAAGTTCAAGATTTATCTTTTTAACTGCAACACCAATCTTTGATAATGTAAAAGAGTTTACTGAATTAGTAAAAATAATGAATGCAAAAATAGACATAAATGCTATTCTTGGAAACGAACGTATGGTATCAATTGATAGATTAATACCATTATTAGCAGGTAAAGTAAGTTACTTTCCAGGTAGTTCCGAAATAGCATATCCATCAGTTTCATATGTAAACCATGATGTAACTCCAAGTGATTATCAAATGAAAATGTGTAAATATATTCGTCCTTTTATGTTTTCTTCTGAAGAACCAAATAATAGCTATTTTTCATTAGAACGTCGAGCTTCAATTCTTGCGTTTATTGACAAAAATTCTTATAAAGAAATTAAAGATAAAGAGATACCAAATGCTTATAAGAAGACATTTAAAGAAACTATTCCATTTGCTGTGAGAAATCCTGAAAGATATATGCCAAAGATTAAGGCATTAATAGATCAAATAGAAACATCATTTGGGAAACAATTAGTCTATTCAAGTTTCATTGAATATGGGGTAGAATTGACTGCAGAATTATTAATGAAGCGTGGTTGGATAGATATCAAAAAAGTCCTTAAAGGTGAGATAAAAAATCCAGAAAACTATAAATGTTTTGCTAGATGGGATGGATTAACAAAAAATGAAGAAAAAGATGCCATAAAAACTATAGTTAACAGTTTAGACAACTTAGACGGAAAAATATTACGTCTCGTAATTGGCTCTCCGGCTATGCGTGAAGGGGTATCTTTCAAACATATCCAAGATTATCATTTATTAGATCCAGTATGGAATCAATCTACAAAAACACAAGTTGAAGGTCGTGCAATAAGATTTTGTTCTCACTATGATATTCCAGAAGATCATCCTGTTTTAAAAAGACACACGACTGTACATATATATAAATTGAAATATCCTGATTCTCCAACTGTTGAAGAAATAGGTACAATGAATAAATTAGATGAAAATATTAGTATAGATTCTTGGATTTATGATAATATAATCATAAAAAAATATAAAAAATTGTCATTATCTGAAGAAGCATTACGTAAAGTTGCATTTGATTATTATCTTTTTAGAAGACTTTATAAAAAAGACAATAAATCAACACCTGAGAAATATCTAGAATCAGAATCCGACGAATCAATATCAATCTATTCTCTTTCAGAAAATATTCGTCTTGGTATGAAAAACAAAGAAGTGAAAGTGAGACCTAAAAAGAATACATGTCTTCCAAAACAAAGACGTCCACCATGTAGCGAAGGATATGAAATTCGACTAAATAAAAACGACAATGAATGTTGTTATAAAATTCCAAAGAAAAAGAAAAATCAAATTAAAATTTAGAATATGCCTCACCAACTGGTGTTAAGCTGCCATCATCATTGAATAATGCAGCAAATCCTAAATTAACATCTTCAGTGGTACGTGTTTTCCATGTGTATCTTTCAACATAGTCTCGTTTTTCTAATTCAGGAATAACCGTATTCATGAAATTAATGGCATCTTGTTGTGTAAATTTTGCTGGCACTGTCGGCGATGCTTTCCAGTCTGCTGGAGAGAATTCAGTAACCCAAATTGGCAATTCATACATCTGATATATTTTGTCAATTTCTGCTAAGAAAGAAGTAGCATTTGGTGGGGCATACCAGTGAACACATATGAAGTCAACGCGATAATTAAGAGCTCTGGCATTTGCCATGAATTCAGATAACCAACTACCTTGTGAAGTTGGATTACCAGCAGTTGCCGGGCTTCCTAATCGACGTCCAGTTGCCATTAATTGTGGCCAAGCTTTAATTGCATCAACTACTTGTATATTTGATTGTGCAGTTCCATCTGGTTCATTGAATCCTAATAAGATATCATCATATTCTGGAATTTCAAGTTGTAAATTAGCAGTTTGTGGTAAAGTCTTTAGACCCCAAATCATTGGTGTAAACTTGATTTTACTTCCGGGAATTCCTACACTACTATATCCCCAATTATAATACCATTTTGCATTAACTGAAGTTATATTATTCGCAATATCATTAACAAACCCTTTTTTTGCAGACATTTCTATATTTATAAAAGAACAAAAATTGAAATTTTCGTCAAGAAAACCTAGTCAATCCAAGAAACCTAGTCAATCCAAGATAAGCCAAACAAAACCTAGTCAATTCAAGATAAGCCAAGCGAAACCTAGTCAATCCAAGATAAATGGATCCGGAATCTATTCTTGGTTTATTAGGAGGAATCATAACAACGATTGCTGGAGTACCTCAGATTATTCAAATGATAAAAATAAAACAAACAGCTGATCTTAATTGGACTATGGTTATGTTATGGTTAATTGGATTGACATTAACATTAATTTATGGTATATTAATTAATCAATTACCAATAATTGTGACAACTGTATTATCACTATTAACTACAATAATTATGATAGCTATAAAATTTTATTATGAAATAGTGATAAAAATAAAAATTAATGATTATGAAAAAGTAATAGAATTGTAGTATTTAAGAAGAACACATTAAACACTCTTTATTGTCTCTTGAACACACAGACCCTGCCGCAGACGCAACAGACCCTGCCGCAGACGCAACAGACCCTGCCGCAGACGCAACAGACCCAGTTGAGGTGTCTAGAGTAAATGCTGATACTTTTGCTTTTGGTCTTGTGCGCAGATAATATATTCCTGTTTTTAATCCCTTGGTCCATGCATAGAAATGCATAGATGATAATTTATTAAGTTCAGGCTCTTCTACGAAAAGATTCAAACTCTGCGATTGACATACATAAATACCACGATCAGCTGATTGATCAATAAGTACTTTTTGCTTAATTTCCCATACTGTTTTGTAAAGTTCGCGAATTTCTGCTGGTATTTCTGCTATTTCTTGAATGCTTCCAGAAGCCATTAAGATTTTATTCTTCATTTCCACATTCCATAAACCACGTTCAAGCAAATCTTTAATCAAATATTTATTAATCAATGTAAATTCTCCAGCCAATGTTTGACGTTGATAAATATTATTTGTAAATGGTTCGAAACATTCATTGAATCCTAGAATTTGACTAGTTGATGCAGTTGGCATAATAGCTAATAATAAACTATTACGTACACCCCATTTAGCAATATCTTCTTTCAAAGATTCCCAATTCCATTTACCTTCTGGTTTTTTGTTCCATAGATCAAATTGAAATTTACCTTCATACATTGGTGATCCAATAAATGTTGCATATGCTCCACGATAATCTTGACCAGAATAATTATCAATCAAATTTAATTTTGCTTCATCTTGTGTTAAATTAAGATAATCATTGATAGCTGCAATCCTATCAAGCTTATCAATTGATAAATTTGCAATATCTTTTACATATGCTTCTTTTTCGATAATAAGTTCAGCACGTTTTTTAGAAATTTTCATAGAAGCTGTTAAAGCCCCATGATAAATCGTCTCAAATATTTCACGATTTAGTTTGGCAGCTTCAGGACTATCAAATGCAACTCTCATAATTGCATAAGTATCAGCAAGACCTTGAACACCAATTCCAATTGGTCGATGGCGCTTATTAGAAAGTTCAGTTTCTGGCACTGGATAATATGTGCGATCAATAATCTTGTTAATATTACGTGTTAGGATTCCAGCAATTTTATGCAATTCATCAAAATCAAAGAAAGACTCATTATTTGCAGTTTTCTTGATAAAAGAAGGCAATGCAATAGAACCTAAATTGCAAGTTGCATATTCAGTATCTGATGAGTACTCTATAATCTCTGCACAATTTCCACTGATAACTCCATTAAATATACCCATATGTCTTTTTGGTTCATTAAAACAATATGTAGCATCTATACGACCAGTTTTTTCAACTGAAATAACATTAACATAATGACGATTATCTTGTTTAACATCTTCATGATTATCCAATTTAATACGATGAGTATTTAATCCTAATTTAATAAGTATTGATACTCCAAGTGCAGAAATACATAATTTATAACATATTTGACAGAAATATTCTTTACCATCTGGCATTGATTTATATCCTTCATCACGAACTGTAGAAATGATTGATGATACTCC